CCTCTTAGGAAAAAGATTAATATTGTTGAGAGCCTTATGTGTAATAACGAATGGGATAAGATTAATTATGAGGGTGTTCCAGGTGTTGCGTCGCGAAGATTACACAAAGCGTTCAGTAATCACGATAGCGATAGATATTGTGATTACTTGGCTAAAGTTAGGGGTGGAGAAGCAAAGATTAATGTTACGGGTATTCTTCCTCACGAATTAGCTAATTATTATGTTAATCTTCGTAGTTCGCAAGATGAATATGAGGAGAATGAAACTATCGAACTACAGTGGAAAACTATTGTCGACGATGTTAAAAGTTGCGGTATTCTTGGGAACTCTTTGGCGATTATTGATTTGTCAGGGTCTATGTTCTCAGCCAGTAACGGTAGTATTCCCGCACAAGTTGCGATTTCTCTGGGTATTATTACTTCACAGTGTTGTAAAGGAATGTTTAAAAACAAGTTTATTACATTCAGCGATACTCCAGAATTAGTATCCCTTATTCCTGATGAATTATACAAGGAATATACTGAGAAAGGTATCGAGCCATCGCTATATACATGCTTTAAATCGTTGGTTGATGTTGATTTCGGCTATAATACCGACTTCGTTAAAAGTTGCGATATGATAATTAAATATGGCAAGGAGCACAACATTAATGACGAAGATATGCCTAAGAAATTGTTCATATTTACAGACATGCAGTTTGATGAGGCAACTGTTGATAATGACAAGGAAAGTAATGGTATTGAAACGTTGTATAAAACGATTGTTAAAATGTTTAAAGCGGCTGATTATACGGCGCCTAAGTTTATATTCTGGAACCTCAATTCGAGTCATAAACAGTCTTTCCCTGTTAATTGTAAAACTGAGGGAACAGCGATGATTTCAGGATTTTCAGAGCAGCTGCTAAAGATTTTCATGACATACGATGAGTTTAAACCTGACCTAATTGTCGAGGAAATACTTGCGCCTTACCTCAAGGAAATCTTCATAGATGATAGCGAGCTATAAAGATAATTTGATGTATATCTGATATATATATATGATGTATTATATATTTTTTATATTTAATAATAAAAATAATTAGTTATAGTTAACTGTAATACTTAACGTTTCTTCTTGCCCTTCGCAAGTTTAGTAGCGGTATTCTTAACGAATGAGCCGATATCCCGAGTGGAGCTTAATAAACGTCCAGGAGTATTACGGATTGATTTAACAGGGTTCTTGATAACTTCTTCGACTTCGCCTTCGAACTCTTGGATCTTGACTAAGAGATTAGTTAGGGTGCTTATCAATATAGGGATAATTATTATGGTGAATAGTAGTGTTATGAATAAGAATAGGGAGATCATAGTTCCGATTGCGATAATATCCCGGCGTAAATCGTCGGAACACTTACATTTCTCATTCATTAAATAACGAACATAATCGAATGCGTAATATATGTATACGACGAAGGTTAGGAAGAATATGAAGGTACCGAACGCAAGTAATTGAACAATTGCGGTACCCATGCTCTTGGCAATACTTTTGAGTGATACAAACGCAGTAACAAAGAAGTATACTAATGCGACAATAGTAAAGGTCTTGATGAAGTCCTTGTTGCTATGATCTGAACAATCGCATCCTACACTCTCTAACTTGTATATATAACTCCAAATTATTAAGAGTAGTATTACAAATATTAATTGTATAAATAAACTACTATAATAAGACAAAGTGTTGTCGGTCTCTTTCATTATTCTCTATACTATAATAATAGAAATTATTTATTATCGATAATATTATATATTAAAAATCTGGTTGAGCTATCAAAACTTTTAACATCCAGCAACTTTATTTTTTCAACCATCGTTTTAACTATTGTTTTATCCGGATAATTATTTAAATTTTTTAATATTTTAAAAATTTGCTCTATAAATATATCTATAATATATTTGTGAATTAGGGGATTACCAATACATTCATCGGTTAAATAATCATATATGTTATTTAGTAATTGCGGGATCTCCGAAGGCTTGTATTTTATCCAAATTATATTCAAATTATGAATACCTTTTTTCCATTTAATATAGTCACAGTATAACTCATACTCATTATTAAGTAATAATAGATTATTATTAAAAATAAATTTAGGCGGTATCCACTCCTTATTATTTAAATAACTATTCCATAATTTATCAATAATATCTGCTAAAAATCTACTATCAAAGTATTCAAGTAATTTTATATATATGTTATTGCCACCAATACTATCTGTAACTTTAATATATGACCATATAATTAAAAAAAGCTCCTCCGCTTGTGCTGCTTGCGATGCTTGTGCTGTCTTATTATCAATAATACTCTTTATTTTTTCACAAATAACATCCTTGTTTTTGCCTGTTAATTTATTCAAATATCCGATTAATGCGCGTTTAGTGCTTGAATTATCTGAAAAGTCAGGGATAATAATATGAAATCTCCCTTTATTATTTGCGGTTCCTATGTTATTTGCTATATTTATAGTCTTATCCTTTTTATTATTTAGCTTTTTTTCCCATATCATTTTAGGGTCATAGAATGAATCAAAACAACTACATGATTTTTTAAGACTTTCTGCTTTATTTAAAATATTTTCAGGTACATCGATGTTATATCTATTCTGAAAAATAGATAGATTAATTTTAATTACTTTATCATCCATTATTATACTAAATATATTTAATAATCTTATATACAAAATGGAATTAATGAAATTATTCGAATTATATATATGATATGATATGAATATATGATATAAAAATTATATATATATAGTATGATATAATATACTATATTATATGAAATTAGATTTAAAAAATCAATTTGTGGAGGAACTTGATAATATATATAAAACTCATCTCATATATAGGACTATTGTAGTATGTAATGATGACATTTTAGAATATAAAGACTTGTTAGAAAATAAGGAGTTTAGCGTCTATGTAGTTAATTCAATCACAAATATTAATTACGATACTTTAGATCATAGGATCATTTTAATTAAAAACGATCTATTTGAAGATTTTTTAAATAACATAATTTCAAACAATATTGACAACTTTTATACATTTATAACTTTTACACATGATAATGATAATATCAAAGATATGATTTCTAAGAAATACTATAATAATCGTGATATTATTAATAACATAATTTAATATATTAAATAATGAAAAGAGAAAATAACTTGAAATAACCTAACCTAATCACAATTATTTATCTATGATAATGTTAGGATTGAATGGTTTTTTTATCTAAGACTATGGGAAAAGGCAAAGGCTCGAGTAATATAACATTAGCAGGTATTATTATAATTTCTTCTGTATTTATAATCGCTATATTACTTGCGAATAAGGAAAGGATCCAAGAGGGGTTTTTTGGCGACTATAAGAAATATAGTGTTGAATATTATTATATGGATACATGCGGGCATTGCATAGATTTTAACGATTCAGGTATATGGGAAAAGTTAAATAAGCTCAACTTTAATAATGTATCGCTTAAAAAATATAATAGAAGCGAAAACATAGAACGTGTTAATAGCTTAGGAATTACCGGATTCCCTGCTATTGTTATTGTTGAAAATTCAGCAAGTTCTCCGTCAATAATAGAATCATTCGAAATGTCAAGAACTTACGATAACTTATCAAAGTTTATAAACAAATATGAAAATAAAAAAGTATAATCAAGTATAAATATATAAGATAATATTAAAGTATCAATATAATATAACATAGTAATTATGGGCGGTGGTATAACGCAATTAGTTTTAAAAGGGCAAATGGACTCCTATATTAATTTAAAGCCGTGTATCAACTACTATAAATATGTATATAACAAGCACGTTAATTTTTCTATGGAAAATAAGAGAGAAGATCCAGAGAATAACTCATCTATTAATCTGAGATTGCCTAAAGCTACAAGTAATAAATTAATGACTTTCACGTTAAAACGATATGGTGATTTAGTTAGTAATATTTATTTATCATTCAATCTCCCTGACATATATTCTACAGATGTTCATAGATTTAGATGGGTAAATAATGTAGGCCACAATTTTATTAAAACGGCTACTGTAAGGATTGAAGGAACCACGATAGAAGAAATATATGGCGAATGGATGAATATTTGGAACGAACTAACCAACAAGGATGGTGTAGAATATAATAAGCTGATTGGTAATATTCCTGAATATATTAGTCCTAATAATAATAATTCGAGGTATGTTATTAAGAATAATATATTATATAACAAAATATATCCGTCAAAAGACAAAATATTAAATGCGGGAAACCCTTCAATAAATGGGAGAATAATACAAGTACCATTAAACTTTTGGTTTACGAGAAATCCGTCGCTGTCTCTGCCATTATACAAAATACAAAATCAGGAAATAAAGATTGATATTGAACTTAATGATATTGAGAAATTATATCAGGTATGGTGTGATAAATTGAAATTATATGTATCTCCTGATTTTTTCAATACTATATATGGTTTGACATTAAGCAACAATAACGCCATAACAATCGAAAACTTCATAGCAGATGAATGCTATATACAAAGTTATCTTGATATTAATTATATATTTCTTGATAGTACTTATAGGTTGAATTCATTACAAAACGAGGGGATTGTTAAATATGTAGTTGATTATGTTAAAAAACAACCGTCCAAAACAATAAGTATTAAAAGTAGCGGCGGTACAGTTATATTGGAATACGCCTATAATCATATCAAAGAGATTATTTGGGTATTACGAAGATCAGATATACCTGAGAAATTTAATATACATGACAACTATACTGCTTCGCATATATATAATGAAACTATGGGGTTGCTTGAGAGTGCGCAAATTAAATGGGCAGATACTATAATTCGTGAAGATCAAAAAGCGTACTATTATAATAACATTCAACCCTATCAGTATCATACGAATGTTCCGAGAACAGGAATATATAGTTATTCATTCTCTCTATTTCCTGAAAAAATAATAACAGCGGGCTCTTTTAATAATCAGATGACTAAGACATCATTATATTTTAATATCAATAATATTGGTAATAGCATAAAAGATATAACAAAGAGAAGTGAATATAAATATCTATTTGAGTTGATGAGAAGAAACTCTGTAGCCTATATTAAAGAAGATGAGGTTAATTTAGATGTAATTGTATATGCGAGGGTTATTAATGTATTCTCTGTTATTAATGGCGAATGTAATCTTATATGGAATAGATAATAAGGTACTTGGCTATGTAAGGAAAACTCTATGTAATTTTTATATCCATCTTTAATAAAAAGAGAATGGATTTACTTGTATTAATACTAATATTATTATCAGGATACATAATTAAATATTTAATAGATACTATAAACTCTCTTAATAATGAAATAAGAGAGATTAAAATGAAATGTATATCACCACATAATGATGTTAAATTTAATAATGACAGCTCGAGTAGCGCAAGCAGTAATGACAATAAAACTCAGAATGACGCAGCAAAAGCTACAGCTGCTACAGCGGCATTAATAAAAAACATAACATATTTTAAGGATTATTTTGATAATGTAGAATAAAAAAGATAATTAAAAAGATAATGTTAAAAATATTATATAAGATAATGATATAAATAATAAACGCATATATATGTAATATAAGACATCCCTTATAAATTATAAAATGCCTAGAAAAGCAAAAACGACAGATGATAATGTAAGTGATACGAAGAAGAAAAAGAATTTAATGAATACAATAATTAAGGACATCTCAGTTGTTGATAATGAGGACATCATATTACAGTTGCCTTTATCAAATACACAAATAAATAAGTTAAACATGACTGAGAACAATACACCTACGGAGTTTCCGGAACCATATGAACCAAACTGTTTTTATATAAATGAAAACAATACCTATAGTACAATTCAAGATAATATTATATTTGACAATAGTAATAGTGAGTATTCCTTAAAAGTATCTCACAAAGAAGAGATCTTAAACTCTAATAATAATTGTTATTGGTGTTGCCATCCGATTGATAATAGGACTTACGGGATGCCTTATAAATATAATATTAAAACAGATACTTATGTATTATTTGGGAACTTTTGTTCACTCGAATGTGCGAATGCTTATAATTTCTCCTCACACTGTGGAAGCGACAAGGTTTGGGAAATCAACAGTCTGATACAGATGCTAAGCAAACATTATGGATTCTCTTACCCTATTCGTCCGGCACCGTCAAGATTTTTACTGAAAATCTTTAATGGTCCTATGTCAATAGAGGAGTTTCGCAAGGGTCATTATACAAATGATAAGACATATATATTAAATCTTCCTCCTATGATTTCTACAAATTTTAGTTATGAAGTAGTTAATACCTCGTATTTGAAAAATATTACTGACAATATGCACATTAAACTGGATAACCAGAACCATGGCAATAACAATAATCAAAATAATCAAAGTCAAAGTATTAAAAAACACAAAAACACAATTGATAATAAATTAAGTTTAATAGTTTCTAAATAATATAATAAAAATTGATATAAAGACATATATTCTTATATATATGCGCTAATGACGAACATATACTTTTCACCATATAGAATTTCTACTATAACCTGTAACGCAAACATCGGAAATAATATAAATATAAATCTTGGAATATTATTTGACAATATTAATGTTATTGATAATATTGTTGAAGGCGAAGATAAAGGGATTGTGTGGGTACAATTTATGAAAAATGGTACGGATGCATCTAAGGGGGTGTATCCTAAAAAGAGGAGAAAGAGCAAGAAGAATACCATGAAAAAGAACAGGTTTGATAATCAGGTAACAGTTATTTACAAGTTTCATGATAAATATATACCGAATGTGAAAATATTCAAAAACGGTAATATTCAATTAACAGGTATCAAGGATATCAAAGATACTGAGCATATTGTTAATCATATTATTAATGATATCACGCTAATCTATAATAATATTGACAAAAACATTATTGTTAATCCAGAACCTGATTATGTATTAAATTTAAAATATCAAAACTTTAAAATTAGGATGATTAATACAGACTTCAAAGTTTATTCTGACCCTGAGCTTAAAAATGGGTTTGAAATCAGACGAAAGGAGATTCACAAGCTATTTATTAACGACGAGCATAATAACAAATGTAGCTTTCAACCGGGAATTTACCAAGGGGTAAAGCTTGAATACTTTTGGAATATTAATAATAAAAATAAGAATGGTATCTGCTCTTGTCCGAAGTATTGCTATGGCAAAGGAACTGGGCAAAATATTGGTGAATGTAAAAAGGTAACAGGAGCCTTATTTGAAAGCGGGAGTGTATTAATTACAGGTGGTATTACATTCGAACAAGTTAATGAAACCTACAAATATATATGCGATTTTCTTGAAAAACACAAAGATGTAATTAAGAAGCCTCCTCCTAATACAAATATGCCTCCTTTACCTCAGATGTCTCCCTTGCTACTGCCTCCACCATATCCCCAAGTCCCTGTTTTAGCAATCAACTAATTATGAATACTATGTATACTATGAATATTATGAATACAATATATTATATATTATTGGTATGACATTCAAAGTGATATATATTAGTATTATTATCAGCTATATTATATTTTTTATAATTACCGCTATTAACGGTATTATTACCTGGTCTTGTATAAGACGGTATATGATGACTTGCGTAAAAATGCGAGCTATATGCTACAGCATCAGGTTCAACACGAGGAATCACATAGTTATTACCCCACGGTTTCTTATCAAATAAAACATCACCAGTATATAACCCCGCATTTTTTAATGGTTCAGGAGCTTGAACATTAGGGCTATAATCTAACTCGGTATACATTAATTCATTTCCCATTTTTGTATTATTCTATTACAATAGAAGGAATAAAATTTGACATTTATAACTTTATAGAATTCATAATAAAGAATTCATTATATATTTTTATAAAGAATATAAAGATTAAATAATATAAATAACCATATAATCAACTATATTAACTAACAAATGAGTTCAAATAAAAAAAGGAATAATGCCAGTAATGATAGCACCGTATGTAATAAGAAAGCACACACCGACGGAACACCTGATTTTCTAAGCGATGGCTTAGATAACAAAGCTATACATGATATTGTTCAAGATATTATGGCAATCCTACATGAAAATAAGGGTAAATGCCCTCACTCTGCTACAGTCGAAAATATTAGCAAAGAAGATAAATTCAAATTTTTCATAGAAAGATATCCCATGCTTTTTGATATGGTAACAAAGGAAGCAGGGTTTGAATATTCAAGCTTAGAGTATTTCTTGTCTATGCGTGATGAAATTATCAAACAAAGAATAACAAGCGAAGAGGCATCTAAGCAAGTCGGCCAAGTATGGTTTGATAAGTATTATAAAAAATAAATTTATTTATTATTTTTCCCTTTACACATATAAAAATTGATATAAGAGCTTCACGATATGTAATTATACAATCAAAAGTATACCCGCACATTTCACCATGACTTCCGTTTGCTCGACTGTTAAATTTCCTACCAACCTCTATGAACTTATCGATGAAACATTCAAACTTTATGAAGAGCGCAAATCAAATTGCGTAGCTACCGGGGTGTGCGATATTGAAGCTGACAACAACATTAGTTATGCGAATTGTCTGATCTCTCTATTGAAAAAATATCACTTGTGGCCTATGATGAAAGTCAAGAAGTTTAAGGAACGCAGCGATATTGTCCTTCTTCATAACACATATATTCGAAATAATGTAGATAATTTTAAAGAATTATATGAGCAATGCAGAAGTATCGTTCTCGACTTCAGCCTTAACTGTAATAATAATATTGTAGTGACATACGCTAATTCTATTCCCGAGCGTATCAATTATAATAACTACATCGCTACATTATATTCTGATGAAGACAAAATATATGAGGCATATGACGGAACAATCATTACAGTCTATAATTATAAGGATGAATGGTACTTTGGGACTTCGAGCTGTCCTGACGCAAATAGTTCAAAATTTTCGCATCCTACAAAAAAACATGGCAACATGTTTGATGAAATCCTATTTAAATATTTCAAACATCATATTACAGCTGATGCCGAAGAAGTTTCTACGTTAACAACCGAAGAAATCTCCTCAAAACTAAGAGGCTTGTTTGTACAACATTTAGATCCTAACATGGCATATGAGTTTATTATTGTTCATCATGAAAATAAGCATATTATCGATTATACGGGTTTGCTCGGAGATAATTATATGGAGATGTTTCACATTAATACAAAGCATCGTTGTTCGCTTGTAGAGAATGATATTATGTCCTCGGTCATCCCTTCTTTGCTTGAGATTGGCGTTAAATATCCCTTGCCATTCAGTAATATTCAAGAGGCATACGCACATATTAATAGCAATAATTTCAGTTATGGATTAATTGTCAAGAAGATTATATCGGACAAAGTTAAGTTGTATAAGATTTCGACGGATGTTATTAATTATCGTGAAGAGACTGACCCATGTCATCCAAACGTTTGGATGAATATCCTTTCTGTCTATATGAAAAATAAGACTGAGTATACTATCAAGGATTATATCGCTAATTATAACCCTTATATTAATTTGCCCATAGATAATAACGGACAAAAAATAGATCCGACGTATCTCATTCATACAATTATTTCAACTATCAAGGATAGCCTGTATAGCTATTATAAGGCGACGACCATCTATTACCCTAACTATAACCGCTATAAAATGAACAAAGAAATGGATAAACAGTTCCCACCGATTATTCAGTATCATTTAGCACAACTGCGTAATCTTCAAGTAAATACTTATAAAACAAAGATGATTAATATGGGAAATGTATATCATTATCTCTGCCAGTGCAACGATGTTAATAACATTAAAACTCTTATTCAATTCTTTGCTTCTAATCCAATCAACGAAATGTCGCCAAGAACCTCGATGTGTTTCGCAATTATGACAAGCTTAATATCTTAAAATTATTCTCTATTATCTAACAACTTGTAAATTATTCCTTTATTATTTTTTATATTTATAATTTAAAATAAAAATCGCGCGTATATATAGAAAGAATATACTAATATATATGGCTGGTCTTTTCCAACAATTTCAAAATGCACTACAACAACAATCTTCGCAATCTTCGCAATCTGCTCAAGCCGGTGGAAAGAAACGCAGGCCTGTTCGCAAACCGGTTCGTGTCGCTACCAAGCCTAAGGCCAAGCCTAAGCGTTTAGTAAATAAACGTGCCTTACACAATAGATTAATGAAACAACTTGGTGGATTCTTTGAAGATATAGCTGAATTTACTAATGAATCTTCTAATGGCAAAAGTATGACTAAAGAAGAAAAAGCTAAATATACAAATAATCCACCATCAGCACATTCCATGGCTCAACCCTCTTCCAAAGAACAATTAACTGTTAATGATATGGTTAACGCATTTCCCATTCCCAACGTAAAAGGCGGTGCTCGTCGTTATAAGAAGGTCGTTCCCAAGAAGGCCGCCGCATCCAAGAAGCGCCCTGTTGTAAGGAAATATCGATTCTCTGGTGGTTATGAGGAGGATGGTGATATGGAAGAATTTGAAGAGATGAGCCAAGGTGCTTCCGGTACCGCAACCAGCATGATTCCTGTATCGACTGGTGGACGTATGCATCGCCGTTCGCCAGTACGCCGTACCCCGGTTCGCCGTGCCCGTAGCCCATCATCATCTACTCGCCGTCCCCGCCCCCGTGTTCGCCGGGTTTAGGCGTTAGCTAATAAGAAGGCAATTATTTTGATTTATTTTTTGTAATATATTAAAAAATGATATATAAGATAGATATAATATAATTAATAAAAGAATGCTTACATTTCAGAATTACAATTACGACGAACCTTCAGGTTGTCATACTTTTGAAATAAATAATATTGATCTCGCTATTATAAATGGGATTCGTCGAGTTATATTGACTGATATTCCTATTCCAGGTATTATTGGAGAAAAATTAGAGAACGACGATCCAAGTGTGGATATTGTAATAAATAATGGCGCTCTTCATAATGAAATTATTATTCATCGTATTGGTCTTCTCCCAATCTGTCTTAAAGAAGAAGAAATAGATAATTACGAAGATAACAGCATCCATATTGAATTAAATGTTAAGAATATTACAAATAAGACTATTGATGTTCGTACAGATGATATTACAGCAACTCGCAATTCTGTAAATATAAGCAAAGAAGAACTCAAAGATATCTTCCCTGCTAACAAAATATCAAACGATCATATCTTAATTACACGATTGCGTACTGGCGAACATCTACATTTTAAAGCAAAAGTCGTTAAAAGAAAAGGTCGTGATAATGCGTCATTCAATCCAGTATCTCTCTCAAACTTTTCATATATTCAAGATCCTAAAGAAGCCGATAAAAAGACTAATATTTTAGACAAAGAACGCTCGTATTACAAAAATAAATATGGCGATCCTATGCGATTCAAGTTTGATATCGAGAGTATCAATCACAATATCGGTCCCAAATATCTCGTATCTAAATCAATAGACATAATTATTAATAAGCTGGAGCTTCTTAAAAGAGAATTAAATAGCGAATCATCTGACAAGGTGAAAATACAGCAGTTTCAAGATATTGAAGGAACTTATGAGTTTATTATTGAAGACGAAGATGACACGCTTGGTAATATTATACAATCCTATATTCACAATCATTTTATTAGAGAAAATAATAAGTTCAAAGACAAAATATCATGTACCTATATTGGCTATATTTGTCCCCATCCGCTTAAAGCTCTAATGATATTACGCATTTCTTTAGAGAATGTAAGCGATCCTAATAGTCCCAAAATATTCTCTACATTCCTCGAAGAAAATTGCTCAATTATTATCGAAGAACTTTCCAAAATCAGAAATGATTGGATGACGTTTGCTATTGAGAATATTTAAATAAACTAACGCATCAATCTCCTTATATCCTTAACATTCTCCTTATATCCCTTTATATCCTATTTTTTATTTTGTTTAAAACCTTTAAAATTTTTATCTAATAATATATATTATTCTATAGTAAATAGAAATAGAAACATAAGTTCATATGGCTACGGATATAGAGAATCTCAGGGATATAGAATATTTAGACGAAGAATTAGATGATATTGAATATACCGAGATACTTAGTTTTGAAGAAATGAGCAGAATCAACCCTTCTTTTATTGCTTTGGATAAAGAAGAAATATATAATAGCCTATATATTTTTTTTAAGGACAAAAAGAAATCTGATTTATTAAGAAGTCTATTCTATGAGATCCTTACAAATCGTGAAAGTAAGAATGGCAAAATAAATAATTTTACTAACTATATTTTTGCTGCTGAAGGAGAAATTGAAAAATACTATGATGATAATACTAAGTATGCTACATTAAATTTTATAGCTAAATATAATAACAAAAGAGACCTTCATGAGTTTGTAAAGCGAAAGTTCTGTGTTTCCTATAATAGAAAATCCGACAAAATAGGATTAAAACCATCTCATGATACTAATATAATAATTACAGATAACTTCGATGATCGCAAAGATTTCCCTAAATATTATCCAATCATCAAAGATTACCCCGTTATTAATTGTAAAAACGTAGACAAAGTCGATAATATATATAATATTAATGATTCCGATGAGATTAACCTACCTATATTAGGCGCATATTACAAGATACCTACAGCTACCACAAATGATTATATGTATGCTAAAATAGCATCGCATCTACTAAACAGCGTAAATACTAACTATAAAGCATCCGCAAATTACAAGGATATTTATGAGTTAATTAAGAATACACGTCCAGATATAAGTATGATTATTAATGAAATAGATAATAATAAAGATGCCTTTTACCTTGACTATGGTAATATTAATAACATATTTAAAAAATATGATTATTCTTTAGATTTTATTTCTGAAAAAGATTTGAATATTTTAACCGAGTACATGTACTCTATTATAAAGAATGAGAAGGAACGCAAGAATATACATGGTGGGTTTAAAATTAAACGCCCGCAATTAATTAATAAGAAATTAACATTCTTCGATAATATCGAGAAGGCACTCAAAGTAATTAATATATCTCCAGAAGTTAACTCATTCCTCGAGAAGACAAGGGATATTATAATTAAATATAAAAGCGACATAATACAAACCGATGTAATTCCCTTGAAAAATTATAACATTTATGACATTATAAAGCAGATAAACGATAATGCTATTACTATTGAAGAAGTAATAGATGAGCTTAAGTTATCCATAAAAACCATCAATATAGATCATACTCTTGAAACTATTAATGATATATTAGAGGCTAAAGAGAATTTAGAAGATATTAAAGAAGACTGCGAGAAAGTCAGAGAGTATTTTGTACATTCCCGTGAACACATATTTGATTACGACAAGGACGGAAAGAAGTATGTTATATCTAAGAGAGAAAACAAGGCAATCCATGACGGGAATGACATAGATAATTATGAAGGACTTCAAGATGATGATGATATTATTGACGATGAGAACAAAGGGATTGCGGCTGTCGCTGGTGTCGCTGGTGGAAATAACGATATGTCAGCTATTACCGCAAATACCATAGACAATAATTACGACTTAAATAGGTATATCGCAAATATTCACTTTAAAGATGAAAAGGGTTTTATTGAGATGCTGAGAATAATGTTAGCACTTATTAAGAAAATTAATGATATCGCAAATATTGAGATTGATTATGATGAAATATCTAATTATTTATTTCAAAAATATCGCAGCATATCTACAAGATATGAAACCTACTTAAGGGAATTTGAAAGTAAGAATGTAGAAGATGCTAAGAAATATGCGAAGAAATATGCTGAATTAACTCCATTCCATATACTATATACTAAAAATACTGACAAAAATCGCACAGAGGTAATTAAAGGGATAATTAAAAAGGTTAATGAAGAGTTTATAGAAAATATTAATATAATATTTTGTAATTCTATATGCTTCTGGATTGTTGATATACAAGACAAAATATTAAAAGGAAGTGTTGAGCTAAATATGAATTATTTGAATCCTAACCACATAGATAAGCTGAATGCTCGTGGTCTATTATATTACATCATAGAGATTATAAGCGATTTCTTTAAATACACAGATAATAATGATTATATTATTAATACCAAAGAATTGCGTAAAAGTTTGATTTTTATAATTGAGAATGAACACAAAGACAAAGAACCTGCTATAATAAATGAGCTGCTTAATAAAAAAAATATGGATGCTAAGAATAAATGTGCGATTGATAGAAATAAATATGCTGACGAAGAACTGTATTACATAGATAAATTACTTTCAGCACCAAATAATAATTCAAAATACGAAAAAATACACAAATATATACAAGGTTGCTGCCTTCGCAAACTCGATTTAAACTTTAATGATATATCAGATTTTGTAAATACTGATAATAACGAAATAATAAAATTAAAAGAACTTTATTCAAAAATCCGTCTAATTAATAAAGAAAGAGATACAAGATATACACCACCTAAGAAACATAAAAAGAAACACGGAAACAAGGATAAGCATGATAAGCATGATAAGCATGATAAAAAAGGCAAAGCAGCAAAAGATGCCATCATAGATTTCGAGATTGATAGTGGTAACAACAGCGATGGCAGCTATGGCAGCGATGATGATGATATATTTGCTAAAGAAGTTAAAGAGAAAATTAAAAATATCAAATATGTTAGTAAAAAACCCTTTATTTATAATCTAAAAAATTATGGTGTTGATGGGTGGTTAGAAAGTATGCGTGATAAATCTGAATTATTACCGAATGAGATGATTGATAATATCATAAATTACAATATAGATGCTATAAAATTAGTAATAACCGAAAATATTAAAAGACTTAAAAATATTAAAAATAATATAAGCGGTGAATTTTTAAATTGTAAATATATTAATTACAAAGAGATATTACTAAATGTATGTAAAATATTATATATGAATGTTAATTCTTCATCAAAATACGGTGATGACGAAGTATTAAAAAGCAAAATCATGAAATCCATAAAAAAGATAAAGAAAATGATAAAGTACCTCTATGATTTAAATAAAAATTATAATGCTGAAGAAACTGAGTTAATAGAAATTATTAATTTATCAGTTATAAGTAATTCCCTAAATTTTCCCGATTTATCAGGAGTAGAAAATATTCCAAATGGGTTTATTTCAGATAATACTGAAAAACTCTATGAATATTTAAAAGGTTATTTAGAAGGAAACTATAACAAGTTCCTAACACCTGAAGAGATTGCTATCTTTATTAACGAAAAACGTGAAGAATATAAAAATAAAAAATTAAAAGAAAATCAAGATTTAGATATTGAAGAGAATGAAATACGCAGACAAATGAAAGCAGCCGGTATAAAAGATGCTTATAATAACAAAGATGATGTTAAAGATGGCGAAGATGGAGACGATGGTGATGCTGTAGATGCTGGAGGCGACGGCGATGCGGGTGACATAGGAAACGCTTACAAAGATGAAGAGAAAGACGCAGATTATAATAGTAAAGATAATGATAACTATAATATATATGATGATGAAGATAATGATACAGAGTAAAGTAATAAAAATTTAAATTATTTACATACTTATAATTACTTATAATTACTTATAATTACTTATAATTACTTATAATTACACACTTGTAGCATTTATAGCATTCTGTTGTCTTATAACAATTTCTGCTGAGTTATGCGGTATGAATGCCTTGTTATTTCCGCTACAACCATTCAACTGCAGAGGCAGATGCCGGTCTTTAAAACTTTCAATAACTTGTAACTTGAATCTGTCAGGAATTTCTTCAAATAATATATCATTTACAAGGTTCTCATATTTTAATGCGAGTAAATTAAACTCATTATCAGATATTTCATCATCATTCTCAATCTGTCCTGCTAATAATAAGAATTGTTGTCCTAATCTACGAAATAAATCACATTTCTCACTCGCTTTTATAGAATTATTAAGTGATATAATTAATACACTTATCGCATTTACAACAATATTCGGTATCTTTACATCATTAGCATCTTCACTTATACTATTTATAATACACATAGCAGATGATGTTAAAACTAATGGTATATTGAATCCAAATTTAATCATCGACCAATAACCACTCGCTTTACTACATAATAATACAAGTGCCTCAGTCTTTGATAACAATTTCTCTATTTTGTATGGCAAGTTAGGAGACCCCTTAATTTCTGACCTATTATCTTCGTTTTTTACACTCATTATATTTAATATATAATATAATAAAAATAAATTTAGAAGATTAAATATGTATAATATACTATAATATACTATAATATATATACATTACAATTTACTTACAATATACTATCATTCGCATTCAACCTAGCAGACAAATCATCAATCGTTTTCTGTTGCGTATTTATTTTTTCAGTCAATTCTTGAATAGACTTTGTCAAGAGTGGTATCAACAACATATAATCAATCGTATAATTATGACTTTCATTAGTTGGCACATTAACAGCCTCCGGTATTAAATCATGTAAATCCTGTGCTATAAATCCATAATTCCTTTTATCCCCTTCATTCTGTGCTATAGTTAAGTATGATACCGGATTCAATCTATTAATCAACTCAAGAGAACTATTAACTTCCCTTATATCCTTTTTATATCGCCGATCACTTATAGTTGAATAATTAATCGCATTAATCGTCCCATTAACATCTAATTTACACACCGGATTTGTAGTACCTATCCCGACATTATTATTATTGAAAATGTTAATTATTGAATACTCAGTCGGTTCATATGGTGTCCCTAATTGCCATATTTCTTGCGCATTCCATGATGACGATAGAACCGCACTATTATCATCATTATAAGTCGCCGGCCTATTTAAGTATATTTTGCCTTCAAGTGAATCATCCCCTAATATTGAACACCATTTCGCAGTATAATATACAAAATCACTTGATGTTCCCGGTAAATCAAAAAATGACCCCGATATATTCGCAACAAAATATGAAGATGTACTCGATTCTGCTCCAAGATTATGAGAAAGCCAGCAAGTAGTCCCTTTGTTATCTATTAAATTAGTTCCATCAGCATCTGTTATATGTTCCCATGTTCCTGCTTCACCTATTTTGCGATATAAGCGCAGCCCCCACCATCTCGCATCAGTTCCGTAATCAATTCCTATATGACATGAAAGATGTACTAATACCTTTGAAGATGGATGTGTTGGTTTAATTCGCACACAAAATCCCTGTATCTTTTCATTTATAATATTAATATTGTTATCAATAAACTGCCAGCCATATCCAGTTTTAATTACAATATTTCTATATATATTAAAGAGCGTCTGTATTGACATATTCTGGCAAATAACAGCATTCTTAGGAATAAAAGTTGTCTCACGTTGCCATATTTCTTGAGCATTCCACGATGATGATAGAACCGCACTATTCGCACTATTATATGTCGCTGGTCTATTCAAATATAACTTACCATTCTGTAATTCATCACCTAATTGTGAACACCATTTCGCAGTATAATATACATAGGTATCCATAGCATTTGGAACGTCGTAATAGGCACCTGACACATTCGCAATCAAATACGAGTATGTACTTGATTCCGCTCCTAAATTATGTGAGAGCCAACAAGGAGTCCCGTCATTTCCTACATTACCATTATTACCATCAGCATCTGTAATATGAACCCATTCACCTGTTTCACCTATTCTGCGAAATAAACGAAGTCCCCACCATCTCGCGTCAGTACCATAATCAATACCTATATGACAATTTAAATTTATTAATATCTTTGATGTATAATGGTTAGGTCTTATACGAACACAAAAACCCCTAATATTATTATTAACTATACTTGTATCATTATCTATGAACTGCCAGCCACCGCTTATTTTTTCAACAACATTCTTATATATATTAAATTGCGTTTGTGTTGGTGTATACTTAGTGACAATCCCGCCTTTAGGGAAATATGAAGTCTCAAGCTGCCATATTTCGCTTATATTCCATGATGACGAAACAATAGGAGTATTTAAGGAGTTTATTACAGCAGGTCTATTTAAATACAGCTTGCCATTCTGCGTATTATCACCAAGAAGCGAGCACCATTTCACAGTATAATAGATATAGTCTTCTGATACTCCAGGTATATCATAGTAGGCACCTGATATATTCGCAATAAAATATGAGTATGTGCTCGATTCAGCTCCAAGATTATGCGAGAGCCAGCAAGTAGTCCCGTTGTTATTATTATAGTCCGTCCCATCAGCCTCTGTTATATGTTCCCATGTTCCTGCTTCACCTATCTTGCGATATAAGCGCAGCCCCCACCATCTCGCATCAGACCCATAATCAATACCTATATGACAATTTAAATTTATTAATATTTTTGATGAATAATGGTTTGGTTTGATGCGAACACAGAAACCCTGAACCTTGTCATCTACGACATTTATATTATTATCTATAAACTGCCAACCAGTCCCTGTTTTCTCAACTACGTTTTTATACATCGTAAATTGTGTCTGTATAGGACTGAATTGAGATAATATAGAGGAACTGCCAGTATATGTTTTGCCATTAGGATAAACCATCCCATTTTTGTATAATTCTCCTGTAAAATTAACATCACCAGTAATATCTAAATTATTACGTAAAGTTGCTAAACTATTTACTATAAGATTTGAATTAACAACAAGTCGTCCATTAATTTCAAGATTACTATTAAATTTATTATCTATTATAAACTTATTCTTTGTACCCTCAACAATCTTGTCTGTGGTCGTCTCATTTATTCGTCGCTCTATTCTATTACTTGTAGCAAGCACATAATTACTGATATTTCTATCATTCACATTCATATTATAAATTACTGTTGTTAAACCATCTCCTAAGTTTGAGCTTGTAGTTAATACATAGTTAAGCTGAGCAGTATTAAGCTCATTTATCTGATTAATTAGACTGCTGTTAACATATGAAATATAATTACTGGCATTCTGATCATTAGCATTCACTTTGATATTCAAAGTAGATATGCTGTTATTCACTATATTACTTGTCAGTTGGTCAAGAGTATACAAACGATCGCTTAGAATATTACTTGTAGATAGAATATAGTTACTTGAATTATTATCATTAGCATTCACTTTGATATTCAAAGTAGATATACTGTTATTCACTATATTACTTGTCAGTTGATCAAGAGTATATAATCTATCACTAAGAATATTACTTGTAGATAATATGTAATTGCTGGCATTCTGATCATTAGCATTCACTTTGATATTCAAAGTTGATATGCTATTATTCACTATATTACTTGTCAGTTGGTCAAGAGTATACAATCTATCACTAAGAATATTGCTTGTAGATAGAATGTAATTGCTGGCATTCAGATCATTAGCATTCACTTTAATATTCAAAGTAGATATGCTGTTATTCACTATATTACTTGTCAGTTGATCAAGAGTATACAAACGATTGCTTAGAATATTGCTTGTAGATAGAATGTAATTGCTGGCATTCAGATCATTAGCATTAACTTTGATGTTCAAAGTAGATATGCTGTTATTCACTATATTACTTGTCAGTTGGTCAAGAGTATACAATCGATTGCTTAGAATATTGCTTGTAGATAGAATGTAATTGCTGGTATTACTATCGTTTTCATTAGCTTTGTTTATTAAGTTATTACTGGTTGTTAGAATATAGTTGCTTGTATCAAGAATAACATCTCTATTATTTTTTTTATAATTACCATTTCCATAAATATGAACGTCACCATTATTAGCAATCTTAAATACAGCCATGTCTATGTTTGATGCTATAAAGATATCTCTGTCAGGACTATTTTGCTGTACCATTAAAGCTGTCGCAGTATTATTGGCATTCACAATTTCCAACCTTTCAGTAGTATATACAGTAGTATCTAATTGTGTGCTTTCTCCTAAAACTATTAAATTAGAATTAACAGTTAAAGTTCCATTAAGTTCTAAATTATTATTATATCTATTATTCACTATAAATTTATTTGCTGCTTCTATATTCTCAGTAATCATGTCAGTAGTTAAATCAGTAATTCTTTTCGAAATAATATTGCTTGTGGATAAAACATAATTACTTGAATTACTATCATTAGCATTCACTTTGATATTTAAAGTAGATATACTGTTATTCACTATATTACTTGTCAGTTGATCGAGAGTATACAATCTATCGCTTAAAATATTACTTGTTGTTAATATGTAATTGCTGGCATTTTGATCATTAGCATTCACTTTAATATTCAAAGTAGATATACTGTTATTCACTATATTACTTGTCAGTTGATCGAGAGTATACAAGCGATCGCTTAGAATATTGCTTGTAGATAGAATGTAATTACTGGTATTCAGATCATTAGCATTCACTTTAATATTCAAAGTAGATATGCTATTATTTACTATATTACTTGTCAGTTGGTCAAGAGTAAACAAACGATCACTAAGAATATTACTTGTAGATAGAATGTAATTACTGGCATTCTGATCATTAGCATTCACTTTAATATTCAAAGTAGATATACTGTTATTCACTATATTACTTGTCAATTGGTCAAGAGTATACAATCGATCACTAAGAATATTACTTGTAGATAGAATGTAATTGCTGGTATTACTATCGTTTTCATTAACTTTAATATTCAAAGTAGATATACTATTATTTACTATATTACTCGTCAGTTGATCGAGTGTATACAATCGATCACTAAGAATATTACTCGTAGATAGAATATAATTGCTGGCATTCAGATCATTAGCATTCACTTTGATATTCAAAGTAGATATGCTATTATTCACTATATTACTTGTCAGTTGATCAAGAGTATACAAACGATTGCTTAGAATATTGCTTGTAGATAGAATGTAATTGCTTGTATTATCATCATTCTCTTTAACTTTAATGTTCAAAGTAGATATGCTATTATTTACTATATTACTTGTCAGTTGATCAAGAGTATACAAACGATTGCTTAGAATATTGCTTGTAGATAGAATGTAATTGCTTGTGTTATTATCATTCTCTTTAACCTTCTTTATTAGATTATTACTTGTAGTTAAAATATAATTACTCGAATTATTATCATTCTCTTTAACCTTGTTTATTAGATTATTACTTGTAGTTAGTATATAGTTGCTTGTATCCAAAAACATATCTCTATTATTTTTTTTGTAAATACCATTACCATTAATATGAACATCTCCATTATTTGCGATCCTAAAGACTGCTGTATCTATGTTTGAAGCTACAAAGATATCTCTGTTATTGGTTTTTTGCTGTACCATGAAAGCTGTTGTAGTATTGTTAGCATTAACAACTTCTAACCTTTCTGTAGTATATACAATTGTATCAAGTTGTGTAGTATCACCTAAAACTATTAAATTAGAATTAATAGTTAAAGTTCCATTAAGAATTAAATCATCATTATAGAGATTATTTACTATGAACTTATTTGTTGCTGTTATATTCTCAGTTATCATGTCGGTTGTTAAATCTGTAATTCTTTTTGATATGACATTACTTGTGGTTAAAATATAGTTGCTTGCGTTGCTATCATTCTCTTTAACTTTATTTATCAGATTATTACTTGTGGTTAGAATGTAATTACTTGCGTTGCTATCATTAGCATTTGCCTTGTTTATTAAGTTATTACTTGAGGTTAGAATGTAATTACTCGCATTACTATCGTTAGCATTTGCTTTGTTTATCAAGTTATTACTTGTGGTTAGTATGTAGTTGCTCGAGTTGCTGTCATTCGCATTTGCTTTGTTTATCAAGTTATTACTTGTAGTTAGTATGTAATTACTCGCATTACTATCGTTAGCATTTGCTTTGTTTATCAAGTTATTACTTGTGGTTAGTATGTAGTTGCTCGAGTTGCTGTCATTAGCATTTGCTTTGTTTATCAAGTTATTACTTGTAGTTAATATATAGTTGCTCGAGTTGCTGTCATTAGCATTAGCCTTGTTTATCAAGTTGTTGCTTGTGGTTAGTATGTAGTTGCTCGAGTTGCTGTCATTAGCATTTGCTTTGTTTATCAAGTTGTTGCTTGTAGTTAATATGTAGTTGCTCGAGTTGCTGTCATTAGCATTTGCTTTGTTTATCAAGTTATTACTTGTAGTTAATATGTAGTTGCTCGAGTTGCTGTCATTAGCATTAGCCTTGTTTATCAAGTTGTTGCTTGTGGTTAAAATATAGTTGCTTGCGTTGCTATCATTCTCTTTAACTTTATTTATCAGATTATTACTTGTGGTTAGAATGTAATTACTTGCGTTGCTATCATTAGCATTTGCTTTGTTTATCAAGTTATTACTTGTAGTTAAAATATAATTACTTGCGTTGCTGTCATTAGCATTTGCTTTGTTTATCAAGTTATTACTTGTGGTTAGTATGTAGTTGCTCGAGTTGCTGTCATTAGCATTAGCCTTGTTTATCAAGTTGTTGCTTGTAGTCAAAATGTAATTACTTGCGTTGCTATCATTAGCATTCGCTTTGTTTATCAAGTTATTACTTGTAGTTAATATATAGTTGCTTGCGTTGCTATCATTAGCATTCGCTTTATTTATTAAGTTATTGCTTGTGGTTAATATGTAATTGCTTGCGTTGCTATCGTTCTCATTTGCTTTGTTTATTAAGTTGTTGCTTGTAGTCAAAATGTAATTACTTGCGTTGCTATCATTCTCATTAGCTTTATTAATTAAGTTATTACTTGTAGTTAGTATGTAATTGCTTGCGTTGCTATCATTAGCATTCGCTTTGTTTATTAAGTTATTACTTGTGGTTAGAATGTAATTGCTTGCGTTGCTATCATTAGCATTCGCTTTATTTATTAAGTTATTACTTGTAGTTAGAATGTAGTTACTTGCGTTGCTATCATTCTCATTAGCTTTATTAATTAAGTTATTACTTGTAGTTAGTATGTAATTGCTTGCGTTGCTATCATTCTCATTAGCTTTATTTATTAGATTATTACTTGTAGTCAAAATATAATTACTCGAGTTGCTATCATTAGCATTCGCTTTATTTATTAAGTTATTACTTGTTGTTAGTATGTAATTACTTGCGTTGCTATCATTAGCATTAGCCTTGTTAATTAAGTTGTTGCTTGTAGTTAATATATAGTTGCTTGCGTTGCTATCATTCTCATTAGCCTTGTTAATTAAGTTATTACTTGTTGTTAGTATGTAATTGCTTGCGTTGCTATCATTCTCGTTAGCTTTATTTATTAGATTATTACTTGATGTTAAAGTGTATTCTGTAGCATTAGCATCATTAAGATTTACTTTTAATGTTAATAATTTAAATTTAACATCTAAGTAAGCAATATTATTATATAAAATGTTGCTCGTAGAAGATATATAGTTGCTATTATTAGTATCATTCATGTTAGCATAATTTACTAAAATATTGCTCGTAGATAATACATAGTTGCTTGTATCAAAAATAACATCTCTATTATTCTTCTTATAATTACCTAAAATATTAACATCCCCATTATTAGCAATCGTAAATACATTACTATCTAAATTTGACGCAACAAAAATATCTCTAAAAGTATCCTTCTGTTGAACAATTAATGCGACAGATGTATTATTAGCATTCACAACTTCCAATCTTTCTGTAGTATATACAATCGTATCAAGCCTCGTGTTCTCTCCAAGAACTATTAAATTCGAATTAATAGTTAAAGTCCCATTAATCAACATGCTGTTATCATACACATGATTAATGATGAATTTTTTAGCACCATTAAGATTCTCATTTATCATATCGGTGGTTAAATTAGTTATCCTTGTAGATATAGTGTCATTCGTCGTGAATACATAATTACTCTGATTATTATCTAAATTCTTTATTATATCCGTAAGCTTATTGCTTGTCTCTATAGCATAATTAGAAGTCGATAAAATTATATCATTCACGTTGTCTAATATTGTTGTATTATTTATATAAGGAGTTGTAACAGGATAGTATATCTTATTTGAAGTACTATATGTTATATTACCATCAACATCGATTCCGATTGTTAGCTGATTACTGTTATTATTTAAAATAACATTACTTAAATTAATATCCCTATAATTTCCAAGCAAATCTTTGATATTTAAATTAATATTAGAATCTCTCGAAATTACCAAATCATCTAAATATATACTATTACCTGACAAATACAAATCCTTCCATTTATTTGTATATGAACCCAAGTTATATGTATTACTACTACTCGGTATTATATCACCAGCAACTTTGATATCACCTATAATATTTAATTTGTAATTACTTGCTTCTATTGGCAAATAGATATGTGGACGTGTCCCTATACCAATATTACCGCTGACCCCATCTATAATTAACCGATTAGAGGTACTTAAGGAACTTGAAGTTCCTGAGGAACTTGGACTACTATTATAATCAAATGTCAGACTACTATTAGAATTACATATTATCCACTCTCCTTCATTTCCATTCTCCAAGTTAATCGCAACAGATTTATTAATATCAGAGATACCACCACTATTCTTTATCTTTAATTTAGTATTATTACCATATAACGTTAATAGTTGCTCAGGATCTGTAGTTCCTATCCCAACATTACCAGCTCCTGTTATACGAACTCTCTCTGTTGTAGAATTAGTAATAAATCTATGAGAACCATGAGTATTTGTTGCTACATATGATATATTTCCACTCTGTGAATCACCTCGAGTATTTCCGGAAAGTTCAATCTTCGTATTTGTAGTATCGTCTACATCTGCTGTTCCTATAATCGTATAATCGCTAATGCTATTAGCAATTCGAAGTCTTCCTGCGTTTCCTATCTGTAAAATATTAAGAGGGTTCGGAGTTCCTATACCTATATTCCCAATAGGTGTGATAATAAGCTTGAGTGATGAATTATTTACTCCTGAGACTGTGCTAAATTGTAGATCGCTTGCGCTTGTTGCGTCAGCTGAGTATGTCTTTGATGTTATTTTACTTCGTGTTTCTGTATTATAAGAAGGAATCCCAAACTCAATCCCGGATACTTGATTTGCGCCTTCAGCATTTGTTTCAATCCTTATTAATTCACCACTCGGGTGCATGATATGTAGTTTTTTCTTAGGTAATATTGTCCCAATCCCAACATTACCTAATGTGTAATTTAAATTAAAAGTTTGGCTATCAATAATCCATGTATATGGTAGATAATCTCCTAAACGATTAACAATAATATTTGATGTTGCTAATACATAGTTGCTCGTATCAAGTATAACATCTCTATTATCCTTTTTATATACACCAGTAATATCAATATTACCTACAATATCAAGTGCGTTGTTAGGGGAACCGCTACCAATCCCTATCCGGGCTGTTCCACCTCCAATAAAATATAGATTATTCTTTACATCTGTATTATTACCAATCTGTGTTATTGGTGTAGTAGCTACAGTCGATTTAACAAGAAGATTATTTGAAATATCTACAGTCGTTGTAGTTAACCCATTACTTGCTGTTATTAATTGCGATGCGTTAATAGTTGTAGTAGATATCCCACCACTTGCTGTTAATGCCCCAGTTATTTTGGTATCACCAACAACATCAAGAGAAACAGTAGGACTTGCGCTACCTATACCTACACGCGCATATCCTCCACCAACAAAATATAAATTTTTTTCAGCGCTGACATTTTTTCCATATTGAGCAATCGGTGTAGTTAATGTATCATTCCCTGCTGTTATGACACCTGTAGAGTTTATTGATGATGCTAATATACCATTATTTGCTGTTAATAGCCCTGAAGCAATAATAGTAGTACTTTCTAACCCACCTGTTGTTTTTATTAATCCGCTCATATTGACTGTTGTTCCTGTTATCCCTGCTGTAGCATTTATAGAGGTTACTGATAAACCTGATTGAGCATTTATTATTCCAATAGAGGTAATTGTTGAAGCACTAATTCCACCATTTGCCGTAATTAATCCCGAAGAGGTTATTGTAGATCCTGATATTAAACCACTATTTGTATTTATAACCCCTGTCGTATTTATTGTATTTGCCTGTATCCCATCAGTAGCAGTTAACAAAGCTGATGCTGTTATAAAACCTGACGCAGATATTGTTGATGCTGCTATGCCTCCTGCTGCGACAATCTGTTTTCCTAAAGGAACTGTTATACCTCCATTAGCAGTTATTAAGCCGCCTGCTTGAATTGTTGTGGTAGATACTATATTATTTCCTGTTATAGAACCTGACGCACTAATTATATTTGTTGATATTGTAGAAGATATATTTGCGTTCCCAACAATATCAAGAGAAACCGTAGGTGATGAACTGCCTATGCCTATTCTTGCTCTGCCACCTCCAACAAAATATATGTTATTAACAGCAGAAGTATTGGTTCCGTATTGAACGATTGGTGCTGTTTCTGTTGTAGATTTAACTGTAACTGTTCCAGAAGTCTCGATCGTTGTTGTTGATATACCACCATTCGCTATTAATGATTTTCCTGTAGGGATTGTTAATCCGTTGTTAGCAGTTATTAACCCTGACGCAGTAATGGTTGTCGCAGATATTCCTCCGTCGGCTGTTAGCAAACTTCCAGCAGATACTATAAGCCCTTGTGTCGCATTTATTACATCTGTAGCATTCAAAGATGTTGTATATATGCCACCGTCGGCAATTATAGCATAACCATATGGCGATATGAGACCACCGTTCGCATTTATTGTTCTTGATACATTCAGATTGGCAGTATTAACTGTGGTTGTATTAATTATTATTGTTGATAATGTACCAACAACATTTAAATTCCGTCCAGCTGGAACAATTATACCACCGTTTGCTGTAATTAATCCTGAAATATTAGCGGAACCTACAACGTCAAGTGGGACAGTAGGAGATAAGCTACCAATCCCTAAACGTGATGAAGAACCACCTATTATATATATGTTGCTTTGGACTATGGCATTAGTGCCAAATTGTGCGATTGGAATTGTTGAAAGTGTATTATTAATAATTAAATTAGAACTTAGTGTTGTTCGCCCAAGAACATGAACATCTCCTATAATATCAAGTTTTGATTTAGGAGCTGTACTTCCGAGACCTATATTTCCTGACGGTAATATACAGAAATCAACACGATTAGAGGTATTATTAAGTATATTAAATACACCATTATTATTAATAAGGTTCCAATTGTTATAGTTGTAATTATTATCACTATATATTTCAATATTACTATTAATACACTTAATCATTTGATATTGCTATAATATTTAATATATATATATATATTAAAACTTTGGGCATGTTTTTAACCTATAAACTCCACACATATTTAACATGTGCTCATAAAACTATCACATTTTGATAAAAATTGATAATATCTTTATAATAATATAGTAATATCAAAAATGAGTGAATCAAACAAAGAAGGTTCTGCTATGGAAATTGTCAACATTTATATTGATGGCTCTTGTATTCATAATGGAAGTCCTAATGCCATCGCAGGTTATGGTGTATATTTTAAAGCTGATGATGAAAGAAATGAATATGCGAGGGTTGTTGGAAAGCAAACAAATAATACAGGCGAATTAACTGCGTTTATTCGTGCTGTAGAGAAAATGAATGACGAGTTGATTAAAACACCACCTACAAAGAAAATCAACATATATACAGATTCAGAATATGTTATTAAATGCGCAACTACTCTTGGAGAGAAATTATTTAAGAATGACTGGAAAACAGCTGAAGGGAAGGTTCCTCCTAATCTTCAATTAATTCAAAGAATTCGTGAAATATACAAACCTTACAAAAAGCATATTAATTTACAACACATAAAAGCGCATACTGGTTTGAATGATGAGCATTCGATTGGAAATGCGGAAGCTGATAGATTGGCTAATATGGCTGTAGGAGTTATAGTACCATCAGCTGCGTCAGCTGCGTCAGCAACCTTAGATTATTTAGATAATACTTTAATATCAAATATCAAGGAAACTCCGATCAGTATGAAGCATTATATTAATATTGGTTTTGATTATAAGGATGGTGTTAAGAAGTTAGGAGCTAAATGGGACATGTCTTGTAAAAAATGGTATTATGAAGATAATATATCTGAAACTAACAAGAAAGCAATCGAAGAAATTGTAAAGATATCTGAAAGTGATACATCTAATGAAGAAAAAGTAGCAAGTGATACTGGAGTAGATATTGAAATACATAAAAAGATATATGTCAAGATTCCCTTTAAAAATAAGGATGCTGTTAAGAAACATGGGTGTCGATGGGAACCTGAGAAGAAATCATGGTATTACATGTCTAATCTTGAAAAACACAAAATAGATAGCATAAAAAAATTAGAAGCATAAAAGCATATAAACATAACATAAAAATTTTAGATTTTAAATTATTGTAATTGTATATAATAGGTATTTAGTTTTCGAGTATTATTTTAACATTATTACTAAATATATCGGTATATTCTTTTGGTATATTTTCGAATGAGATCAGTTTCATATTTAACATGAATTTCTCTTCATATCCGCTTTCTTTTATATATTTTTCTCTTTCAATATCAGTCATATTAGATATCATTAATGCTTTCTCTTTTGTTATTCCTGAGCCAATCTTAGAAATATTATCACTCTTATCTCCATAAATTGCCTTAAATAATAAATCAACTTTCGGATTATTAAAACCACGCTTCACAAGCTCTTTAAACTGCATGTTATATACACACACTTGTTTATCAACTAATTGTAGAAAATCATTATCATTTGTTATGATAACAACGTTAATATCATTATTTTTTAATATTTCTAATTGTGTCTTGATCATCTTTTGAGATAAATAAATAACATCATCGCCTTCTAATCTGTTCTGTGATATATATTTAAAACCCAAAGAATTAATGTAATCGTTGAATATACTAAAGATTTTTTTATTAAAATTATTCTTCTGAACTCGAGTCGCCTTATAAGTATCATAGATGTCATTTCTCCATATTTCGGTACGCTGGCAATCAACACAAAATACTATATTATCCTTGTTAGTATTCCATTTTTTACAGATTTTCTTAATATCATTATTAATATGCTTATAAAACGCTGTAATAAATACCTCGTTATTTGTTATGTCATCAACAGAGACATCAATATTTTGAAATGAAAACCACCTATATGTAGCAAAATATCTATGAAATACATAATAACTACTATCAATAAGAATAATATTATTCTTGTTAAAATAAATAGTATTCATCAATATTATATTTAATATAATTTAAATATTTAAATAATAATTAATCATTTTTTATTTACTTTGCTGTCTGTTTTTGGAAATTATTAGCCTCAACCATTATTAATCGCAATTCTTCAGGTTTCTTTTTATATTCCTTCCATTCATACCTCGCACAATCATAATTCTTCTTATTATCACTCGATTCCTCTTTCATTTGATGAATACGATATGTTATGAACAGGGTATAATCTGTCGGTTTTATGGTTTTACTAACCTTTGCCTTGATTTTAGAAGTATCGCTTGTATCCATGTTGTCATTCGTATTATCATCACCGGTATTATTCGCAGGCTTCGCAGACTTCGCAGCATTCGCAGCATTCACAGCATTCGCATCAGTATCAGCATTAAGACTTGATATATCCGTAGAGACAACCTTATTAGTATTGTTAGTATTGTTTTTGCTATTTGATTCTACTGCTGTAGCGACTACCTCTTCTATTTCTGTATCAGCCTTAACAGTCTTTGTATCCGTGAATTCGTTGATTAAAGGTATCTCATATGTCATCTTGTTAATGTGCTCTTTCTTCGTCCAAACCTTCTTATTGTTGCGAACTTCTACAATCCATAGTTCCTTGTCAAACCCTTCCATTATTGAATTGATTTCATAACCTTCAGCAGATAACCCAAAATGTAATGGAGATTGTTCCTTACCTGTGTAATAGACTGAGGGAAAATTAAGGCAAACTTTTCTACCAGACATAATTATATATGTATACTTATTTTTATATTAAAAAGAGTGTAATCATTTTTTATATTAAATTTGTCCTTATTTTTAAAATAAATATTGAAAATTGATGATCTATAATAGCTTATTCTCCGCTATTTCGCAAGCTTATCCGCAGCTTATCCGCAGCTTATCCGCAGCTTATCCGCAAGCTTATCCGCAGCTAATCCACAGCTTATCCACAGGCATACGTCAACATCCCATAATGACAACATTCTATGATAACATAAACGACTTCTTTGAAAGCGATGAGTTGCTCAAAAATATCATAAATGAACCCAGGATCAATAGCCTTCATTCAAAAATTATCAAAGATTACAAGGATAAAATCAAGGGATCAGACGAATACTTTGAGGATAAGGTATTGTCAAGCTTCGATGAATACGTTAATCGGTGCGAACATGCCGACATATACGATGATATATGTAATAACATCATATTTATATATTATAAGAGTATTATAGAACTTAATGAGTACTATAGCGACATTAACAAAAAGAGGAAATTCGACTTATAAAATCATCTAACAATATAGTAAATAGAGAAATAGAAACTTATGAAAATCAATATATTCTATCTGATTGCTTATACTGTGATATTGATATTTTGTATATTATATCTATTTTATTTATTGAGGATTCTTTATATCATATCATGCTTACCATTAATTAATGATGTTGTGGGACCATTAAGAGATCACACATTAGGCGATCACCAGCCTGTAATGGTACTTCCTATATTTATTTATAATGTTATTAACTTTCCTATGTGCCACAACGTATATATAATTATTTTATGTCTTGCCGCATTTTTTTTATTTATTATTTTGGTTTGCTGGATGATAGGGTTAATATTAAGAAATATAATATTTACTAACCCCTTCGCAAATATATGGCCATGGAATGAATTAGATAAGGAAGGTTTTTTTGTATGGTTCTTTGAAAAAACCTTCTTAGATAAAAATAAAGATATTATAAAGTTTGTTCTTAATATATTCAGAGCCGTATTAACACCTGAAGAATTTGCGGCTGCCGAACAAAGATGTCTCGAGAACTTTGTTGGCAAAGGAAGTAGCAACGTTAGAGCTCCTCCAGCAAATATTGAGTATATTGATTATAACTTTGATACTAAATACAAGGAAGAAGAGCGAGAGAAGGACATCTTTTATAGAGAGTCATATTTATCAATAAAACAGAGGAGTGATGCCAATTCATATAGGAATATGACGATTGCGAGACCTGATATAGTAGCAACTATGCCCGATATACCTGATGTAGCGAATCAGATACATACTGAAATGAATTATGTGAATATCAAATTAGGTTAATATTTAATAATATTAAATTAAATTATTATATTAAGAATAATATATTAATTATGGAGAATTTTGAATGTCAACTTATTAATATAATAACTCATAAAAATGACATGTACGTATTTATATATTCTGTTTTGTATTTATGTATTATTATAATGATAGGTATATTTCTATACTGGGATTCCATATATAAAAATGCTAAGAGATGTTCCAAGTGTAATAATATATCAAAAATTATTGATGAAAACGTTTACACAGAAACTCCATATATTTATACTATTATCATCGTAAATACTAAGAAAATCAAAAAACTTACTGACTATCTTATTAAAATAACATATGATTTTAACAAGATGGAAACTAAGGTGGATTTTGGCATTACCGAAGACGAAGAAAACGTCTTTGTATATAGAATGAATGATTATGAGACCCTTCTTGAAGAGTTAAAAGCGCTTGAAAAAAAGAAGATTGAACTTGCTGCGACACTAAAGAAATCTAATAAACGCAGCGATTTAGAGGAATATAATAAGGTTGTAATAGAATATACGAAGCAAATTAATTCCAAAGAAGGTAAGAAGGCGATTGACTTAAATAACAACGGTTGCTTTATTGATAGTTTTAATTACAATTACTATAATTTAGAGAATATGAAACCGGCTATTATAGATGATCTTAGTTTAAGAATTAATAGCAATAATTACAAGTATTATGCCGTTGATAAAAACTACAATATCATATATTCATATACCACAAATGAACTCATTAAGTTCACAAAGAACTTTTCTAAAAATAACAATTATCCCATAACAATTATTGACTATATTCTCTTCGCAAAGCTACAACAAAAGAAGAATATAAATATATAAGAATAAGGAGTCTTCTTGGTAACTTGATGATGACTTAATAATGACTTAATTATAATATATAATATATTATTAAGACATTATATGAGTAATATTAATAACATTATTAATGATATCCAAGTAATGATAAATGGTATTGACGAGACTTCAAATCAATATCTACTTGAGATTACTACTATAGCAGATAACAAAGTATCTAATTATCAAATTATTATAAACGTACTTTTTTTACTTATAATTTTCGGAACATTCTATGTGTTATATCGTGATTACATATATCGTATAGCAAATAAAATGACAAGATGCTCCGATATTAATGAAATTATTAACATGAATATAAATAATAATGACAATTCATACATATATAATATATATATAGCGCATGTTAATAATAGCAATAATGTAGCTACAGATTTTGTTTTAAAATTTGAGTATAACTTTCTGGCTGAAGAAACTAAGATTATTATTGGACAACCTAAAATAATATCACCTGTTTTATTTTCACCATCAGATAATATTAGTAAAATGAATAGCGCCTTTTATGTATTTGATTTGGCAGAAAAGAAAAAAAAGTACGTTGATTATTATGATAAAGAGACTGACAAAGTATTATTTATTGACCGGAAGAAAATGGCAACCAAAAAATACAAATATTATATAACTTCAAGCTTAGACGAGAAATTAACAGACGACAACTCAATACTCCTCGCGCAATTTATTAAAAAATACGGGTATAACGATAATATTAATTTAGACCCTATATACAATATATTATATGCTATTGAAAGTAAAAAGAATATGGAATATTAAATAAATAATAAATAAATAATAATTATTAAATAATAATAAATAATAATTATTAAATAATAATAAATAATTATTAACCATAAAACACCTCATTAAGTAATGTTCTTAGTTCTTCGACCTTGTCAGTCTTCTCCAGATTTTTAATCTTAGGGTAATTAATAGTAAACTCTATAAACATATTTCCCTTATTTTGTGTATTTAATACTGGCATCCCTTTGCCTTCTAATAGATAATTCTTACCATTAGAAATGACCCCAAATATATTAGTATTTATATTTATTTTTTCTTTAAAATAAGGCACGACAATATCTTTCCCTACTACCGAATCGATAAATGATATATCTGTTTTATAATATAAATCATTTCCTTTCCTAATAAAATGCTTATGTTCCTCTATTTTAATGTGTATTATCAAATCACCAGGTTTAATATTGGGTATCCTTGGTTGCTCTCCTAATTCTGGAAATGCCGTCTTATAACTCTCATCAATCCCTTTTGGAATTATTAAAGTAGCCTTCTTATCTTCATTATAAGTTCCTTTGCCATTACATGTTTTACAACCTGATTTTCCTTCAATAATTATTCCAGAACCTTCGCAACTATCACAAGAACCTTGGAAGATTTGTTGCATGAATCCCATACTTCTTATCTGCTGAATTATACCCCTACCATCACATTTACCACATTTTTTATTACATTTAAGACAATATTTGCGAATATTTATATTCAAATCCTTATTAATACCGCTATATACATCATCGAGATTAAAAACAAATGTTTTCTCGATTGGTTGGGCTTTTTTAGGTTGTCTATTGCCTCCTCCTCCACCTCCCATACCAAAAGAAAATATGTCATCTTCAAAACCATGGCCACCAGCCCCAAATGGCCCTCCTCTACTTCTAAAGAATGCTTCAAAAATATCATGAGGATTCCTATTAGCTTCCTGACCTGATCCATTATTATAATTAGCATCTCCTATATCATTATATTTGGCTCGTTCAGTCTCATCGCTCAGAACATTATATGCTGCCGATATCTCCTTGAACTTTTCTTCAGCAGCAGCATCCCCTTTGTTCTTGTCAGGATGGTATTTGAAGGCAAGCGTCTTATATGCCTTCCTTATATCATCAGATGAAGCATCTTTGGGAACTCCTAATACGCCGTATAATTTATAATTATTACTATCCATATATTATGTTTATGAATATATATTAAATGTTTATATATATAAAAAAATATAAGAATTACAAAACTTATAAACTATATAATATTATATATATTATAACAACATTAACTATATAGATATATTTTCTTAATATATCTGTAGCAAATACAGCATATGGATTATGTGTCTTTCGTGTATTGCTAACACCTCTATGTTTACAAGTATACATAATTAATGGTTTCCTGAAAGGAACATAATTATTTGTTTTTAGGCTATTACATATATTATTATTAAATAATGAAATATTGCTATGATGATGTTTGTCGCAGCTTGCTGTAGTGAATATAAAAAATAATATAAGAGTCTTAGATATTTTAAAACAATCATTAATATTAATACTTATATTCATACGCATATTCGAATATAGATAATTGTGTACTAAGTAGTATATAGTATATAGAGATATTGTTATATGTTTTAATTACATACATATCGCATCATAATATTCATCGTATATAGCTCTTGATTGAGAAGCTTGAAAGCATATGGCATCCTTACCTGCGCAATATCAGTATTATTTTTACAATACTTACAACTGTAAATACTCTTCTCAGTATTAACATTTGCGTGCATCCCACATTTCTTACAAATGAATACCCTATAATTATCTGAAACATGTAGCATTCTTTCCGCAAGGAAATTTGATGTACCATGAGCAATAAAGCAATCCCTTTCCATCTCTCCTAACCGCAATCCTCCAGACCTTGCCCTTCCTTCACTCGGCTGTCTTGTTAACATAACTATGGGACCATTCGAACCACGTGAATTTCCTGTCCATACAGATTTACCACCTCGTCTAACCATAAATACCTCAGAAGATACGCTAATACAATAAACAGCGCCTTTATAATTATAGACACGCTCATTATGCTGTTTCTCTTTGCTGATTGATATTGCGTTTGCGTAAGGACTATTGTTCTTCTTAATAATAGTAATCTTCCAAATGTTCTCTTTCCAAAGACTCTTGACACCGCTCCAACCAGCATGAATACATA